CTTATAATATCTCTGGTATATATATATTTTATAGTAGTAACCCAGATAATATAGGTAACTCCAATTGTAGTTATATTTGTGTTCAAGTTATAAATAGTGCCGAGTATCCATGTAGTTTGTATGTCACATTTACGAGTTACGCACAGTCGAATGGTAATTCAACATACTATGATTTGACTGTAATATCGAGCAATAATAATCCTCAAAATTACCAACAAGTGATAATGTATCATACAACCGACGCTAGTGAAATCCCTGACTCATCATTTAATAGTACTGATAGCGTACTAGCCATAGATGCTAGTAACCAAGCTATTTTTTATGATTTATCTCAGAATATAATAGAAAACCTTCCTAATTCATTTTTGGGAATTGAATCAGCTAATTCAGCTGAATTCGAAATAGCTTTTACAAACAATCAAATATTTATAACCAATAATTTTGGGTTAGATTGGTATGAACAAGATGTTAATATTTTAAACCCCGATGAAAATTATACTACGATGGCTATAACAAATTATGCTAGTACAGGGTTGTTATATTTTTATTTGGGAACAGACCAAGGAAATATTTGGCAGATTTCAACAGACATTAGTGGCGTCGAATTCACACCAACTATAACTGAACCAACTGGTAATGTTATAGTTGGTGTGAATTCGACGCCACTAATGTCTGTTGAAAATTTTAAAGAAAGAGTTACATCAAAATATCAAGAACTACAAAACGCACTGACCCCGTCTTTGATGAATTTTTTAATGATTACGCCGTACGTTATGAAATTATTTTCTTTTGTGTCAATGATTATTAGTAAAATACCTGGTGCTGCAGCTGTTGTTACACCAGTGTCAATAGCTATAGAAGTTACTATGCGAGTAATATATATAATTGTAGTATGTTCAGATAAACAGTTAAATGATGTTAGTTTCAATGTACATAAAAGAAATAGCACTTCAACAAAATCTGATTCAAAATTTTTTAAGAGTTTAATTTTGTGGCGTATGGGTATAATGACTACTAGATATAAAGTTCGTCAGTGGATTTTAAAAGTAAAAACTGATATTATACAAGAAATTGATTATCTAAAATCAGAAGGTGAATCATTAAAAGTTATAATAGATAATTTTATGGAACAATTAGCAATGAAACTCGTAAAATACATTGGTAATTTAATGTCAAAAATTACAACTGAAATAAATGAAGATATAAGTAAATTTATAATGAATTTTTTTTACAAAATTGAACAGGAAATTGAATCGGCTGTAATGAATGCTATTTAGAACAACCTTGTAACTAATGAGAAATTTATAAAATAAAAATTATTTTATAAATAAATGAACTATATCTATCCAACTGATTTTAATAACTACCAGAACATAGACCACAAACTCCATCGCCAGCTGGACATGGTCTATTACATAAAAGACATTGATATGCTTCCGCTCCCGCTGCCATTCCGAAGTTAGTTAAAGCAGTAGGAGGATTATTGTATGTAGACGGCATATTCGGTTGGTTCATTCTATACTCCAATTGGTTCATTCTATACTCCAATTGGTTCATTAATGTAGTCATTAAACCAGTTAATTTATTTGTCATTGTATCTACATCAGAATCACCTGACGGTGATGCAGTCATTGTAGTAGTTAACTTAGTCATATGTGTTTTTAACATACTTAAAGCCTGTTTTAATTCTTGTTCCATAATATACAATATAAAGATAAAAAAATTTTTAAATATTGCTAAATAATTTTCCCACATATTATAAGTTTTATGAAACTTGTCAATAAATTGTTTACAAATTTGTTTAATTTGTTTACTCTCGTATTTGGAATTGCTACTCTATAAAGATAGTGTCTTTCATCATTTTTATTAAAATCGATTTTTTCGATATCATTGCTAAAATATTTATCACCCATTTCAAAATACGATTTTAATTCACTTATAAATTCAGGACTATTTTCTTTACTAAAATCACAAGGATCCAATCTGCTGTCGCAACCATACCTTTGTTTCATATAATAATCAATAAGGAGTTTATCTCTCAATGATCCTAAATCCAACGGCATGACATCAATACCTTCAACATCTTCAACACCTTCATCATAATCCCGAATACAAACATCACCACAATAAGAATTGTTGCGATAATCATCATATTCTAAATAAGGACTTATTAAATACTTAAATAAATCGTCAAGATCATCGCCCATAATTAATTAATATAAACACTTATTTTTATTTTATTTATCGAGTTTTGTATTCAAAGGCTTGGTTTGTTTAACCTTTTTTGATTTTTCTCCACTTGAAGCTAAACCATTCATTAAACGTTCTCTATTTTCTTTATATTCTAAATATTCATGTTCTAATACATTCAGCTCATTTGTCCACATTTGACAAATTGTAGTATTTTTAATATTGGTAAGATCCATCAATTTATTATCTTGTTCTTTTTCTAACCTTTCCACATTTTCTTCTGTAACACTATCCATTGGCATTTTAACTAAATATTTGTAATCACTCCCAATAGCGTCACAGTCTTCGTTATCGGTGTGGTTATGTTTACCATTAGTTAATTTATCATAACCTTTGCTTTCTAACATTTGAATAACATCATCCTTCTTCTTTTTTCTAAGATCAATTGTACCTTCTAAATTTTCTCTTATATATTTTACTTTATTTGTCAAAAGCAGCAAATCTTTTTCTAATGATTGAATCATATAATCCTTTCTTGTTTGATATAATTTTATTCTGGATTCATAATAATCGTCTATAATAGCTTGAACATGTTCATATTTTTTCAACTTGTCTTGCGCATCGAACAAATGCATATTACTAGTTGTATTTGTAGTAAACAATTTCAATAATTTTTCAACACCATTACAACCATAATCTGCTTTGCTATTTTCCAATTCGTCTAATTTACCTTTAGCAAAAGTAATAGTAAACTCGACATTCGTATCTTTACTCATATCATCGTAATCTTTAACAATAATCGGTTTCTTTTTACCATCTTTATCATTTCCCGGTTCAATCAAATTTTCTAACAATTCTTTGAAGTCTTCTGTCCAAAATCCAACAGGTAATTCAGTAACCTTGATTTTATCAACGCCTAATTTCTCATATTTACCTTTTATCAAGAATTTACGTGGTCCATTGCTAGTGTCGGATAAATCCTGGATAGTACCTTTGAAACCTTCGTAATATGGAATAAACGCGAATTTCTCACTAGCACTAGCACTAGCACTAGCACTAGCGTTAGCCATCAATTTTGTTTTTAAATATTTAATTATTTCCAAAGGATTATAACACATTACATCAGTACTAAACCCAGTACCAATTCCTTTTGAACCATTTACAAGAACCATTGGAATAATTGGAGCATAAAAGATCGGTTCAACTAACAACCCATCGTCATTCAAATATTGTAAAATAGAATCGTCCAACATCGGAAATATAGATCGCGTAATTTTATTCAAACATGTAAATATATATCTCTCAGAAGCACTGTCCTTACCACCTTGTAATCTTGTACCAAATTGTCCATTTGGCATGAATAAATTAATATTGTTCGAACCAACAAAATTTTGCGCCATTCCAACGATAGCAGCATTCAAACTAGCTTCACCGTGATGATATCCAGAATGTTCAGAAACGTAACCACTGAATTGGGCGACTTTAATTTCACTATTCAAATTCTTTTTGAAAGCGGAATACAGAATTTTTCTCAAACTGATTTTCAAGCCATCCATTAAATTGGGAATACTGCGATCACAATCATATTTTGAGAAATGAATAAATTCTTTATTGATGAAATCTTCATATTTAACATTTGATTCACATGTATCTAGAAATGACCCGCGATCATATTTTTCAAGCCATTCCTTTCTATCATCTGCTCGTTTTTTATTGAATACCATGTCTATTGAATCTTCACTTGTTTTACCATTGAATTCAAATCCAACGATTTTCTTTTTTTCGAAATATTCGCGAAATTCTTTACCTGTACTAGTACCTAAACCTTTATAATATTTTATTTTCCATGATTTAATATCATGTTGATTTTGTTCTTTCCATACTTCATATTCACCTTCATTATAAAACATAAATTCTTTGTCACCCTTTCTTGCTTTCAGAATAGGTGTATTCATAAAACCGATGAATCCAGGCACTTCAACCAAACTAGGCCATTCTGATTGGAATAAATTGATTCCAAGACCTTTAATATGAGACCCATCCAAATCTTGATCGGTCATAAATAATACTTTACCATATCTCAAATTTTTGTGAATATCTTCAATTGTTTTATATTCTTTGGAAGTCTCTAACCCCAGAATTTTTTTAATTTCTGTTATTTCTTTATTTTCTGCTATTTTTTTGGTAGTTTCACCGCGAACATTTAGAATCTTACCTTTCATAGGATAAACGCCTATTATATTACGGTCTTCGGAAGACAATCCAGATATGATACCCGCTTTAGCTGAATCACCTTCACAAAATATAATAACACAGTCTTTTGATTTCTCTGTTCCGGCCCAATTCGCATCTGTTAATTTTGTAATACCGCGAATATTTTTCACTTTAGCACCATCGGTTTTTTTAGCAGCTTTGTTTTCCTTTACTTCGGTCAAAGCGCACGCAGCATCCATAACACCCATTTTCGCGATTTTTTCAATGAATTTATCACTGACTTCACACTTTGAACCGAATTTAGAGGAAGGCGTATTCATGAAATCCTTGGTCTGACTATCAAACGCTGGATTTTCAATGTCGCAACGCACAAACAACATCAATTGTTCTTTAATGCTATTCGCATTTACCTTGACCTTTTTCTTTTTTTCTATATATTCACCTAATTTTTTTGTAATTTGATTTAAAATATATTCAATATGTTTGCCTCCTTTTGTCGTATGAATTCCATTAACAAATGATATTTGTACAAATTCATTGGTTGGAGTTAAAGCGACAGCATACTCCCATCGCTCTCCGTTTTCTTCGTAAACGCGTGGAGTTTCATTTTTATCGCCTATGTACAAATCAATGTATTGTTGAAAATTTTTGACAGGAATTATATTTGAATTGTATTTTACTTTTAATGTTTTATCGGTAACAGCAGCCACATCATAGACTCTTTTTTTCAATAAAGACAATAGATCGGGTGTTAAACCATCGATTCCTAGACGTTTATAATCCGGTTTAAACGTGATTTTTGTATATGGTTTTGTTTTGCATTTTGTTATATTCGGTTTACAAATTTCGCTTAAATTGTTCTTGAATTCTTGTGTGTATTTTAATCCACGGATGTGATCAACTGTTTCAATTGAACCATATGTAGACCAAATAAGAACTAATTTAAACCCAAAACCATTTTTTCCACCAACGATTTTTTTCTCTGTCTTGTCGTAATTTGTTGATGTTCTAAGATGTCCGAATATTAATTCAGGGATCCATGTTTTGTATTCAGGATGTTCAGCAACATCGATGCCGTTTCCATCATTTGTCATTGTAATTGTCCCGTCATCTTGAATAGAAACATCAATATATGTAACTGGCACAGAATTTTCATTCTTGTTTGTAATTGCTTGCTTCATTCTAACGACATGATCACGACAATTTACGATTCCTTCATCGAATAATTTAAACAAACCTGGAATATATTTCATATTTTTTTCAATTATTTTGCTATTTTCATTCAATACCCAAAGTTCAGAATCAACTTCCTCAACAGAACCGATATATGTATCTGGATTGTCTAAAATATGCTGACGATCCGTTTTTTGTTGATATTTGTTGGCTAAATTATTGGTGTCGTTGTTAGAATCCATTTTAGATAAAGTAAGTATAATTTATGTTTACAAATAAGGATCAAATTTATTTCAATTTTATTTAGTAACAATACATTCCCACATAAACACCCATATAAAAATAAAATATTGAAGGAAAGTATATGTATTCCTACGTAAATTTGAATCAGAACAATGCTAAAACTCCTGTTAAAAAATATAGACAATTGATAGAATATTCTGCTTTTTACAATTATCAAAATTGTGTTTGTCAGCCCGAAATTTTCAAAAAAACATCAGCAAATCCAAATAGTTCGAATAATTCACGCAATATGAGAATTTCAAATACGATTCAAACCAGTTACGGTGGTCGTCCTAAATTTTACAATTTAGAAAATACTGCCACTAGCCCATTAACATTGAATTATTTAGGACGTTTAGAAGGAATGCCTGGAGGTAGTGGTGGTCCTATAAAAAATAGATTTTAGACTGGCCACTGGGGATATAAAATATGCTCGCCGCTCGTCCGCCGCGTAAAATCAATTTCATAGTTTACTGTATTTAGAAATATTTTTTTCTCATCTATTTCTATATGCCTGAAATTAAAATTAAGGGGAAAAGTTACAATACCAGAATTGGTTCAAGAGCGGAAGTATGGCACGGTAATGCTTTCAAAACATCGGGTGGTTTGACAAAGACACATTTACTTAAAAACAAGAGTGGACGTATTGTCTCAAAAGCAAAACACGAAACAGCAAAGAAGGATAAAAGACTTATTAAAGCCGGTTATGGAACAAAAAAAGGGAAATTCGGTTTTGTCTTACTAAAACATACTGGTAAACATCATAAAGGTAAACATGGAATGAGTCGTCGTCACAAAATGCGTCGCGGTGGCTCGGGTATTAGTCATTCTTTAAGTCCATCACCATATGATGGTGAAGGTGTTAAAACTTCCGGTAACGCCGTTCAATTTGCTGCTGGTAACGCTGCTTAAAATTTTTATATTATTATAATCAAAATGAATTATTATAATATACATTTGGACATTTGGACATCTGGAAATCTGGACATTAGAAATATTTCGCCATTTGAATGTTTTTTTTTTCAAGTCCCGATTTATTATAAAATTTTTCTAACGTTGAATCACAATC